AATCCTAACCAAGGGAACTTGGGCTGGACCCCCGACTTTATAAACAGGAACATTTGCAGACATTTTTGGAATTTAAAATATTTATTTGCTGCCAAAAATATCTTTTTTATATTGGTCAAGGTCTGATTGCGGTAGTAAGATTCTCGGTTCGGTGATGGTTGTGTTAAGCAATTGGTGGATGTCAATGGGGTCGCATAATGCATAACTGGACATGAAGTCTATGAGCATTTGTGATTCGCCTTCGGACATGTTGTACATAGCGGATATTAGAAGGACATTTTGATATAAATTTTCCATGGTTGGGAAAAGGCGAAAATAGTCTTTCACGCCTAATTGATACTCTCTAATAGTATCCAATTGGTCTTGGAGGTAGGGTGTCAAAAATTTAAAGGATTTGTTACACAAGCCAACTACAATTCTAGGGACATCTAGGTAAAGGTCATCTTTCAACACGAATCCAACAAAAGAGCCAATCGGGCCAATGTCTATTTTAATTCTTGAATCCATGCATTTCGGGAAATTTTGAGCAGTGATTTGATCACAAGATACAGAAGCGTCGTCGCCACAAAACAAGGCCATGGAGAAGGAGTTAAAGCCAAGATATGTCATGATGATACACATGTTAAAAATTGTGTTTTTGAAGAGGGTGTCAGGCCTTCCAGATTGAAGGTGGTTCTTGATGAAAATTTTGAAGTTGTTGCCGTCCATACACCAATTGTCATTGTTCTTGTTGAGAATTTTGATGACGGCTGAATCTATCCCCAAATACTCGAAAATTTTACACATGAGGTCGTTCGAGACGGTTTCGTGAAAAGTGTCAAATTCGACATAGTCAGTTGAAACAAATAAGTGTTCGGGATTGTAGTTGCGTCGTACAAAGTCACGGAGATTATCTCTACTCTTGCCGAAATGCAAATAAATTTTGGGATCTAGGTTTTCGAGGATGGTCTTCTCTGCTAGCCTGACTACGGCAGAAGCTAAGTGATTCAATCCTTTTGCAACAGGGCATACAGATTGGCCAGCTTTAGTTTCTACTCCGTTGAATCTGACATATGAATTTGGTTTGAGATCTTTCTTGACTTGTACTTTTGGGAAATAGGGCACGGCTGTACTGTGGAGGTAGGATTCAGGGTCATAAGTCATCAATTGTTTGACTTTGTCTTGCTTGTCAAGCGCTCTAGACAAATAGGAATAGGCTTGTTCAATCAAAACATCCGCATCGGGCCTTTTCGGGGATACTAA